CCCGATCGACCCGCACCCGGCGATGAAGAAGGCGCTGAAGCTGGTCGCTGAGGCCGTGCTGACCGAGGCGAACCGCTCGGTGCCGCTGGAGGAGGGCACGCTCCAGCGCAGCGGCTTCGCGCAGCAGGTCGGCTGGGAGGCGATGGTCGCGTACGACACGCCGTACGCCGTGGTGCAGCACGAGGACCCGCACCTGAGGCACGACCCGGGGCGGCGCGATCACTGGCTGGAGCGGACGGTCGAGGAGATGCGTCAGCAGCTCATGGACTTCGTGGCACAGATGGTGCGGGAAGGTCAGTAGGGCCGGTCACCGTGGCCGGCGATACTGGCCACGTGCTGCATACCGCCGCTGTCCTCCGCCACCTGGCGTCTCTCGGACTCGTCACGTACCTGGAAGACGGTGCTGACGCGTTCCTGGAGCGCGCGCCGGATGAGGTGGCTGAGTCGGTGTCGTGTGTGGCGCAGCCCGGTCGGGAGCCGCTGGCATACGACTCGTACGACGAGCCGGACTTCCAGATCATCGTCCGTGGTGAAGCGCGGGCGGCCGGGCAGCGGGCGGCTGACATCCGGAACGCCCTGCATGGCATTCGGGCGAGGAAGCTCGCGGCCGGCACCCCGGACGAGGTGTACGTGGTGAAGATCATCAGCAAGTACGGCGCTCCGATCCAGCTCGGCATGGACGAGGCCGGGCTGTTCCGGTACTCGGTGAGCTTCCGGATGGAGTTGGAGAACGCGACGCCGCTACGGCGCGTGTGAGAGGAGAGGTACAGCATGAGCACGAAGAAGCTGCTCGCGCGCGACGTGTTCGGTGACCTGAAGATCAACACCGGATCGGTCGGCAGCCCGAGCTACACGAGCATCGGCGGCATCACGGACGTGACGCCGGACTCCAGCTCGACGAACGTGGACGACACCGACTACAACTCGGGCGGCTGGGCCGAGTCGAAGGTGGCGCAGCGGGGTCGCACGATGGAGATCAAGGGCAACTACCTGGAGGACCCGGACACGGGCGAGCAGGACGCAGGCCAGGCGGCGCTGATCGCGCTCGGTGACGAGGTGTCGTTCGCCTCGATCGGGCAGTTCCAGCACACGACGCCCGGCGGCAACATCATCACGTTCGACGCGTCGGCCGAGGTCACCTGGGGCGGCGGCGGCACGAACGACGACGCGGCGTTCTCCGCGAAGCTCACGATCACCGGCAAGCCGACGTTCACGCCGGCCCCGTGACCTGAGACCGAACAGACAGGAAGCCCATGAGCACGGACCAGATCGTTCTCGACTTCGACGCCGGATGGGCGGAGCGGAAGCAGAAGACGCAGGAGGCCGACCCGCCGAAGGTCGTGCTGTTCGGTGTCGACTACCTGCTCCCCCGCACGGTGCCGGCGGCCGTGATGCTGAATTTCGACCGCATGATGCTGCGCCTGGCGGAGCTGGAGCGGGCGGCCGACGTCCCCGACGACTTCGTGGTGGACGAGACCATGACGCCCGAGGGGATGCTCATCAGCATCGTCGGCCCGGAGATGGCGGAGCAGTGGATCGCGCTGCCAGGCATGGAGTACCCGGACATCCTTGACGCGGTGCGACAGCTGGTGGAGATGTACCGCACCGGCCAGGCGCCGACCGACAAGGAGACGAGCACGGTCCCAAACCGAAAGGATCGGCGCAAGAAGGCCCCAGCCCGATCCTGAGGTTCTGGGGCGCTCTTGAAGCCGACTGGCGGCGGGAGTACGGCGCAGACATCTACGAGTGGACGGAGGTGAACACGTGGAGGGCGTTCGTCGTCCACGTGCAGAACCTGAGTCCGAACAGCGCGTTTGTGCAGAGGATGGACGCACACCGGGACGAGCCCGAGCGGATCACCGACCACAACGAGGCTGAGCAGTACATGAAGTCGTGGGCCGCAGGCTGATGGAGGTGATGACGTGGCGCTGACGATCGCAGAGCTGCGCTACGTCTTCACCGGAGACAGCAGCGGGTTCGACAAGACGGACAAGGCGGTCAAGTCGAAGCTGGCCGCGATGGGTGACGCCGGAAAGAAGCTGTCCAGCGTCGGAGCGAGCATCACCGCGAAGCTGACGCTGCCGATGGTCGGCGCGGGCATCGCGGTGGGCAAGATGGCGGCCGACTTCCAGACGAACATGAACCACATCGTCGGCCTGGTCGGAGTGTCGCAGAAGCAGGTCGACATCTGGTCGAAGCAGCTGCTGAGCCTGGGCGGCACGCTGCCGCAGGGGCCGGAGGAGCTGGCGAAGGCGCTGTACAACATCACGTCCTCGGGCATCCCTGCCAGCAAGGCGATGGACGTCCTGATGGCCAGCGCGAAGGCGGCGGCTGCCGGGCTCGGCTCGGCGGACACCGTGGCGGACGCGGTGACGTCGGCGCTCGGCGCGTACGGCACGAAGGCGCTGTCCGCCGGCAAGGCGACCGACATCATGGTGGCCACCGTGCGGGACGGCAAGGTGGAGGCCGACCAGCTGGCCGGCGTGCTGGGCAACGTGGTCGGCGTGGCCAGCCAGATGCACGTGTCGTTCGACCAGGTCGGCGCGGCCATCGCCGGCATGTCTCTGACCGGCCAGGACGCGGCGTCGAGCGCGACGTCGCTTCAGGCGATCCTGCTGAGCTTCATGCGCGAGTCCCCGACCGCCGCGAAGGCGCTGGACAAGGTCGGCCTGTCGTACGCCGGCATCCGCAAGGAGGTCAAGGAGAAGGGCCTGTTCGCCACGCTGATGACGCTGAAGACCGCGTTCAAGGGCAACAGCACCGAGCTTCAGAAGGTGTTCCCGGACGTTGAGGCTCTGCGTGGTGTCCTGTCGCTGACAGGCGCCAACGCGAAGGAGAACGCGGCGATCTTCAAGGACCTGGCGACGAGCACGGGCTCCACGGACAAGGCGTTCGCGGCGGCCAGCCAGACCGCCTCGATGAAGTGGGCGAAGGCGATGGCCAACCTGAAGGACAAGGCGATCATCCTCGGGACGGCTCTGCTGCCGGTGTTCACGTCGATCATCCAGAAGGTGTCGTCGGTCGCGAACTGGTTCTCGAAGCTGTCCGACAGCTGGAAGAAGTCGATCGCGATCGGCATCCTGGTGCTCGGCGTGCTCGGTCCGCTGGTGTCGATCATCGGCACGATCATCACGGTCGTCCGGGGCTTCATCGTGGTGTGGAAGCTGCTCCAGCTCGCCTTCGTCGACAGCCCGATCGGCGCGATCATCCTGCTGATCGTGCTGCTGGTGGCCGGGTTCATCTACCTGTGGGGTCACAGCGCGAAGTTCCGGAACTTCTGGATCGGCCTGTGGCATGCGATCTGGGGTGCGATCAAGGCCGTTGGCAGCTGGTTCGCCGGCCCGTTCAAGAACTTCTTCGTCGGCACGTGGAACGCCATCTGGGGCTTCTTCAAGCGGGTGGGCGCCTGGTTTGCCGGCCCGTTCGCCGGCTTCTTCGTGAAGCTGTGGCGCGGCGTCTCGGCCGCGTTCAACTTCGGGAAGCGGATCGTGATGACGGTGATCGATTTCATCGTCGGCTACTTCAAGTTCCTGTGGCGGATCGTGTCCGCGATCCTGGGCTTCTTCATGCCGCTGTTCAAGGCCGTGTTCGGCGCGATCTGGGCGATCGTCAAGTTCGTGTTCAAGCTGATCGTGTTCATCATCATGGTCCAGCTGAAGGTCGCCTGGTTCATCATCAAGTCGGTGCTCAAGGGCATCCTGACCGTGTGGAACTGGGTGTGGAACCTGGTGAAGTCGGTCATCAAGAAGGTGTGGGGCTGGATCGGCCCGTACGTGAAGGCCGCGATCATCGTGATCCACACGATCATCCACGTGACGCTGAACAAGATCAAGGCGATCTGGAGCGCGGTGTGGGGCTGGATCGTCGGCGTCGCGAAGGGCGTGTGGAAGAGGATCAAGGCTGCCCTGTCGGCTCTCGGCGCGCTGTGGTCGACGGTGAAGGGCTACTGGACCCGGGCGTACGACGCGGTGAAGGAGCGCGTCACCGTGATGGTCGACTACGTGAAGGGCCTCGGGAAGAAGATCCTGGACGGCATCGGTGATCTTGGTAACCTGCTGTGGGACACCGGCAAGAAGATCATCAACGGCCTGGTGGACGGTCTGAAGGCCGCGTTCAACGACGTCAAGGACTTCTTCGACGGCCTGACCGACATGATCCCAGACTGGAAGGGTCCGGCGTCGAAGGACGCGAAGCTGCTGCACCCGGCTGGCCGGCTCATCATGGGCGGCCTGATCTCCGGGCTGCACTCGCAGAAGTCGATGCTGCGGCGGACGCTGAAGGACGTCACGGACATGATCTCGGTCGGCGGTTCCGCGTCGATGAAGATGGGCGTGCAGTTCGCCGGCAACGGAGCGATCCTGGCGGCCATCGCGGCGCAGCGGCAGCCGGTGAACCGGACGTACGCGCCGTCGTGGACGATCCACGGCGCGACGGGCGACGTGAAGCGGGACGCGCAGTACCTCCAGCAGCGCGAGGAGATCAGGCAGCGTATGGGTCGGGAGGTGTGACGTGCCTGTTCCCTCAGGCGTAGGCGGCCTACCTGTCGACGGCGTTGGCGTAGTCGGTGCGGCCGGCTCCGAGAACGCCGTCGCCGTTGAGTGGCGCGGCCCGAAGTCGACGTGGGTGCTCACCGACCCGAAGCGGACCGGCGTGAAGCTGATGCTCGGCCTGACGGCGTTCGACGCACCTCCGGTCTCGAACCAGGCGGACCCGAACCCGCGTCGCGGCCAGAACAACCGCCAGTCACGGTACGAGGCGCGGACGCTGCTGCTGCCGATGAGCATCGCGGATACGACGCGGATGAACCTGACGCTGCTCCGCCGCGCGCTGACGCAGTCGCTGTTGGACACGGTGAATCACGGCGAGGGCACGATCGTCGTGACGATGCCGGACGGCTCGCAGCGGGCTATCGACGCGCGGTACTCGGACGGGCTGACGGGCCACAGCGCGCTCGGACTGACGTACGACCAGCTGCTCGTGGCGA